CCGGCAAAGGCGCCTGATCCATTGCTATTTTCCACCGAGACAAGCAACGAACTCCCGCGCTGCACGGTGAGGTATGGTTTTTTCGTATGAAGAAAAGTGGTAGCGGGAGTGCGTTCCGTTAACTACAGACGACATGACGAAGAGCTTGTTAGCCTTGGAACATGGCGGATTGAAATGCTCCGGGCCATGAAGAAGTATGTTGCTGAGAAAAAAGAGCAACAAGCAGTGAAACCTTCTTCCAACGGCACAGATGCCGTGACAATCTCCACCGCCCAAAAGCAGCCATAGGCAAAACACCCCTTATTGACTCTCTCTTAAAATGAGAACATTTATAGAACAAACGAGAGAGCAAGAGACATGTCTGACGCTGAAAAGATCATCATAGTACAGTTTAAAAAGGGTCGCGGCGGCATTGTGCCGGGCGACATGCGCCCCGCAACCAGCCAAGCATCCGCCGAAAAAATGGCGAGCGCCATGGCACCGCGCCACATCGGCGTAGCGGCTTATGCCGTCACCGTGGACGAGGAAAGCGGCAGCATGGCTAATCCTCGTCTGCTGGTCCAGCACGGCCAAATTGCCGACCTTATGCCAGACTGATTTACCGGCGCGGGGGCGCGCGCCGTTTCATGACAGGGGTAACTTTACGGCTCTGAAACAGGAGATTGGAAACGTGCGCCCGAACGCAATCAAACAGCCGGACGATATCGCGGCCTATGTCATCCAGTGTCATGACGGCAATGCTGTTGCCGCCGTGGAAACGCTACTGGATGAAATCCACCATCTGCAAAATCAGCTATCAATCGCCGTCGCAGCAATGGGCCGGGGATATACACGCGGATGGAAACCGAGCGCCGAACGGGAATGACATGCGCCATCGTCGCGGCATCGATCTAACCGGCGGCAATAATGACAACATGCCGCCGAAACCGACAGGCATTTTTGTGCCGCAGCGGGACCACTCGGCGACCTTGGCCGATTTGCCGCAATGGTATGTGGTCTGTGGACAATGCTGGCGCTGCAAACGCGTCGGCATGCTGGACAGGTGGGCGCTACAGCGTCGTTACGGCAAATTCCGCCCGATCATTTCCATGGAGCCGCTGTTGCGGTGCCTTGGCTGTGGCAATCGAGAAAAGAACAGCTTTGTACTAGCGCGTGCAAAAAGGGACTGGCCGTAGGTTTTTGGCCGCTAGGGAATGAAAAGTTTCACAGAACGGAAAGGGGAGGGACAATGCCCGCGCCGCTCCTAAGATCAACCGAAATCCAAACCACAATCAGGAAGCCGCTTAGCTGGCCAATGCTGATTTGCTACAAGAATGAATGGCAGGTTTGTTACAAGGCAAAGGGAAAGCTTGACTGGCGAACCGTCACCGCATGGGTCTATGGCCGGGAAAGCATTTTCTTTTGTGAGGTAGGTCAGGAGCAACATGTGGTGGATTTGCCAGACCCCAAAAAGGTGCCGTTTTTCGACACCAAATTTCCTTTCACCGTCGATGAAATTACGGGCGACGGCTTTCGATGTATGGAGCTTGCTGGCGCTGGCAACATCATGGCGGCGAACGCCGCCTATCAGGTCTACAAGCACAATATAAACGGCATCGTGCGGTTGCGGCATGGAGGCCGAATAGTGCGGAGATCAGACGAAGAAAAATAGCAGCTAGAAATCCAAATCGTCATCATCTGGCGATACTGGTAGGAGCGCTTCGTGGGCGGCATCAATAAAGGCCGCGCGCGCATCTTCTGGTCGGTCATCCAAGCCGTTTTCGAGAACAGCGGAACAGACCATCAGGGCGGTCACATAAGCTTCGGTCGTCGTGTTGCCCGGCCAATTTTCGAGCAGGCAACGCGCTAAGTCCGTGACGGTCTCAAGGGTGGCAAGGTCGCCCCATTGGATAGTTACAGGGCTTATTCTGAAATCGCTCATCCACTCCAGTCTCCAGCAGATAAGAAGCGCTACCCGCAGGCGTAACCATAGCAACGTCCCCCGACACCACAAACACAATAAGCCGCCCGGCGCGAACCGGACGGCTTTGACAATGCTGATAGGATTCGTCAACCGGCCATGCGGCGGTCAAACCATTTATGGAAGAGGGCTTCGACGCCACGCGGCCCGAGATAGGCCAGAAGCGCAATCAGACCCGTTGATGCAGGTTGACCAAGATCGGCGTAGGCGGCGGCACTTTCGCCGATAACCGCCATGCCGAGCGCGACCGGCAGTTCCCAAAAAAGTTCAATGCCGAAGAACTTGCGGCGACCTTTCCGCGCCTCATTGCCGTGCCACATGAAGCGACCAAGCAGGGAGGCGATAATGGTGGTGAAGGCACCGCCAACCCACGCATTCATCAGCTCGATGAAAGAGGTGTATTTTTCCGGCATGTCAGCGCTCTTTTCCATGGCGGGCGCATTCGTCCCGGCTCCAAACGTCGCCACCACAAAGGCCCGCAACCGTCCTGTCAATTTTCCGTTGATCTTCCTGCGTTGCGCCCCGCGCGCCGACCAGATCAGTTCCGACCACCCGGCGCAGACCGGATACATCGCCCGGCCCCGAAATCCCACACCCCGCCAGCGCAATCGTCGAAACGATGACGAGCGCTGTCCGCCCGATCCCCAGCCGCATTATTTTGCCTTTCAATGTTGATGACCGCGCGATACGTCGCGTTGCGGTCGATGAAGAGGATGCCAGCGGCGATGAAGGACACCGCCGCCAGCCCAAGCAAAAGGTAAAGTCCCGGCTTCGCCATCACACCGCGACCTCGCGACCAAGCAAACTATTGATGCGCCGGGAAATAACGTCGCGTTTCCGGTAAGCGATGATGCCGAGCACGACCGCCGCAAAAAGAAGCGCGATCCACCCCCAGGGCAAACCGAGCGACCATGCGGCAAAACCGGAACCGAAGAGCGAACCTGCGCCGCCCTGCACCGCCTCTTTCGTGGCGGCAGCGTCACGACGCAGCTGCGACAAGGTGGCGGGACCAATAATCCCATCGGCAACAAGATGCGGGTGCGCAGACTGGTATGCCTTGACGGCGGCGGCGGTCTTTTCGCCCATCCAGCCGTCGATTGCGCCGGGATTGAAGCCCTTCGCAGAAAGGATCGCTTGCGCTTCCTTCACTACGGGATCGGGCTGCGGGGGCGCTGTCTCTTGCGCGGAGCGCGGCACCCCTTCACCAACGCCCGTGTAGATTCCCTTTTCGAACAAAAGGGCTTCTTCCTTGCGCCTGCGAACGAGGCCGGGCAGCTTCTTGCCCCCCGCAGTGTTGTAGTGGCTGGCGAGATAATCCGCCGCCTGCTTTTGTTTTCCGGCGCGCCAGAATTTCGCCCACTGCCAATCCATGGCGCCCGTGCCAAGGTTGAATATCGCCGAAACCGCCGCATCCATTTCATGCTGTTTGCGAGCGTCCGGCGACTTGGCAACCACCGCAGGTTCAAATTCATCCCGAAGCACAGCCGCGAAGATGGCATCCGATTGGGCTGACGTGAGTTTCGTTTTACCCGGCACCAATTTTGTAATGCCGATCTTTTCCAATTCGCGCCGGACGGCCCGGCTGCGCATCGTGAAACCGCGCCCGATGGTCGGAATACGGACAGGATCAAGGTAGCAGGTAAGCGGGTTTCCTTCATGAGCGCTCATAAAGGCGCGCCCACGCGGTGACGTGGTCACAACGGACATAGATATCTCCTTGAGATTTTAGGGAAGAGTGGTAGGGCCGCGCGCTAGTTTTCGTCCGTCCGACCGAAGCGGCGCGGGGTCAGGAAAGAGGATGGCGTGGCAGGCGTACCGGGCGCGCTGTTTGGGGCAACCTTACCGGTTGCTTTCGAGGCGTCCGGGCTGGCGCTGGAACCGCTGCTTTCCGTGCCGGCCGATTTTTCGGTTGCTGATTTGCCGTCGTAGAGCCTGCCCGAAACCGCGACTTCAAGAGCGCCGGTTTTTGTGTAGGACGTTTTGGCCGTTTTGATGATGTAGGGCACGCCGTCAACGCCGGGGCGGACATCGGCAAACAGCAGCGGCAAGCCTGCCTCAATCCCCGCATCGCCAATGACGGTGACAGAAACCGAGCCTTCGCCGCGCTGCAATTCCTTGGCCTTGGCCTGTGCTGCCTTATCGGCTTCGGCGGGCGATGCATAAGGTTCCGGCAGACGATAAACGCTATCGCCGTCCGCATCTGCATCCGCGTCGATTTCCACGCGCTCCGCCTTATCGGAGTCCTGATAGTACGCCACGACCTTGCTGTATTTCGTGCGGTCGTTGATTTCGACTTTCAGGCTTCCAACCCTGATTTTCTCGGGCGTCAGGATGATCGAGCCGAGCGGCGCACCCGACGCAGAAAGACCGGAGCCAAGCCGGGTGAAAATCAGGCGCTTTTGCTTGACGGCGAAGAGGCCGTTATGCCGTTCTGCCAACCGCCGCAAAAAATTGATGTTGCTTTCGTCCTGTTGCGCCAGCCAGTCATATTCAAAGTCCGCAAGGTCATCATCAACGGCAGGGGTTAACCCACTTTCGCTGGCGATCTGCGACAGGATATCGCCGAGCTTCGCTTTATCCCATGACCTTTCCTGCCGCTCTTTCAGCTTTCCGCTGCGAAGGTCCGCAGCCTTGCCAGAAATCGACATTTTATAAGGCAGGCAATCGACATTGACTTTGTCCGCGGTGAAGACACCTTTCGGCACGAGATCATCACCGAAGCCCATTTTGACCGAAATAATTGCGCCCTTACGCGGGATCGCCAGAAAGTTCGGCGGACCGTCATTCAGTTCAATATCCACCGTGTCGGATTTCATTCCCTCCTCATCAGTGACGGTAAGGGAAAGCAAACGCTCATAGAAATGGCCTGCCACTGGCACGCCGTCGATACTCACTTCTACGCGCGGTTTCATGGTCAGTCCCAAAGGCTGGTCAACGGCTTGGCCGTACTCGTGGAAGGAATGTCCGGCATGGTGATTTTCGTGCCGAGCGGAATAACAGGCCCGAGCGCGGCAAGACCCGGATTGGCATCAATAACGGCTTCGACCACTTTGGCCGTGCGCCCATAAAAAGCGAGGCACGCGAGATCAACCGTCTCGCCCTGCCGCGTGGTGTAAATTGTCGCCATGTGGTCACCGGAACAGTTCAGACAGGAAGGATGCAGCCCGATCCACAAGACCGCCCGCACTTGGCAACGTGCCAGAACCGGAGCGCTTGAGCGTGATAGAATAGGCGTTGCGCCCTGCCTCGCCCCGGCGGTTAATGTAGCTGCGATCCTCTTCGACGCTTTGGACCGTGAACATTCCTTGTATGACGCCCTGCGCGGCATCGCCGGTCACAAGCATCATTTCGGTTCCAGCCATCGACGCAGCAATAATCCCGTCAAGCTGCGTCTGCCCGCCGAACTCTTCGGGGAAAAGCACCCCCGAGATTGTCACTTCGTCGGAAGTGGGGCCGGTCCATTGCTGCTGGTTGAGGGTTTGCCCAACAGGCATATCCACCCAAGGCGTGTTCACCTTGCGTTTGACACCCTGATAGCCAAAGCCCAACCCCTCGAAGGCGAAGCCCCCGAGCATCATTGACGTTACGCCGGTCATGATCTACCTAAATTTAACGTTGGGGGACGCGGAATGACTGAGAGCCAGACGGAAACACCAGCAGCAAACGAATGGCCGAAGCGCATCATATGGGCAGCGATTATCGCAGGAGCGATATATGCCTACAGCAACTGGGATTCGGTTTCCGTCCAGCTTTTTGGTGCAACGGCTTACACCTGCAAAAGCCTAGTGCCCGATGTTGTGAAAATCTCTGCCGAGAACGCGAACGCTTTTCAGGTCAAGGTTGTCGGCGTTATCGATCCCAAACAGGTTTCAAAAACTGATACCCGCTTGGAATGCGAAGGCACAGCGATGCTTGCCAACGGCCAGAAAGCGCCGATCAGCTACCGCGCATACGAAGAGGGCGAACAGTGGTGGGTGGTTTACGAAGCTAAACCTTAATCACTGAATGAACCTTCGAGGTTCGGAGCTAGTGCATTCGAAATCTCGCTGATTGCCGCAGATGCAGCGGCACGCGGATCAACCACCCCTGTTATCGTAATCGGCGCATGGATCGTAATATCCGGGCGCTGTGGATTAACTACCCGCACGTCTTGCGTGCCGGAGGGCCGCTCCATTTGGGCGAGAGATGACGAGTCAATCCGAACCGTTCGGATTCCTAGATCATCCATAGTTTTGCCCGGCAGGTTGTCGGTAGACCCGCCAAAGCCCGCAGCCCGAGCCGAACGCGCTGCATCCAACGACAACTGCGCCGATGCAGACGCTGGAAGCGCGGTTGAAGGCGGGGACGACGCGAAATAACTTCCGACCGCGTGCAGCAAGTCTTCCGGGCCGGGAAGCCACGCTTTTCCCTGCTTGTAAAAGGTGTCACCGGTATAGGTGGCCTTGCCCATTTCCCAAAGGCCAGCGCCAGCGGTTCCATAGGTGCCTATGCGGGCCAGACCGGTAATGATCGAACCCCATCGCCCGAGCAAACCAGCCGTCGCCGCTCCGCTTGCCGCCGCACCCGCCGAACCAGTTCCAGCCCCCGCAGCGGCACCACCCGCCACAGCACCGCCGCCCACAATGGCCGCGATTGAGCCGACAGTTTTCAAAGCACCGAGCAACGTGCTTGCGCCGGACAACACAAAAAGCGCCGCCGCGAGTTTGCGAATGGTGCCCGCCAACATGGAGATACCCATGCCCCATGCAAAAAGCTGGAAGCCGTAGCCGGACATTTCCGCGAAAAACTTGGCGATAGGGTTGTCCTTAATCGCATCGTTCAATTCGCGGATCGAAGCGCCCCATTCCTTTGCCCGCATGAAGATTGCTCCAATGCGGTCGGCGGCATTCGGATCGACAGGACCAAGCAACAGGTCACCGAGATCGTTCATGAATTCCTTCATGCCGCCCGTATAACCAAAGCCCTGCGCAAATCCCTTAGTGAAATTCGTGATCTGGTCGAAGATCGTTACGCGGTTGCCGAGCGTGTCCAGCACCTCGCCGATGCCCTGCGCGCCCTCGCGGATGGTCGGCAACATGCTGTCGCCGATTTCTGCAAAGACATTGGAAATCTTGTTCCCAAGCAGGTCCAGAACGTTTTGCGTGGTGCTGGCGCGCTGGATGTACTCATTGAATGCCGAACCTGCATATTTCGTGCGGTCGGCCACGCTGTCCAGCGCTTGATCCAAAAGCTTGATATTGCCGACCAGCGGCATGAAGGCCCGGGCTTCGTCGCCGAAGAATTCGGACAGCAAGGAAACCTGCTTATCCTTCGGCGCTTTCGCAATCGCCGTCAGCACCTTGCGCATGGTGCCTTTCGCGTCTTTCTGCATATCCTTGGCGATGGACGGCAAATGAAGCCCGAGCGCCTTGGCGGCGTCCCGCTGCGACTTCTTCGCAAACTCGCCTTTCGTCAATGCGCGGATGACGTTCAGCATGGCAGTCCCCGCCGTGCTGGCATCCGAACCGGCGGAGATCATGGCGCTACCCATGGCCGCAAGTTCTTCTTTTGCGAAGCCGCCCATTTCACCGAAGGAGCCGACCCGCAACATGAATTCCGTCACGTCCTTGGCCTTGGACGCCATGTTATTCGACAGGTGGTTGATGGCATCGGCCATGTCGCCCGTTTCGGCCACCGTCAAACCAAGCTGCGTTTTCAGCTTGGCGAGGCTTTCGCCCGCCTCGCCTGCGCCGAGATCGAAGGCGATGCCGACGCGCGCGGCCATTTCCGCAAAGCTTTGCAAATCTTCGGTCGCAATGCCGCTTTCACCTGCGGCGGCGAACAGCGCGGCAATGTCGTTTGCGGCCAGCGGGATTTCGCCAGACATGCGCCGGATGCTGCGACGCATGTTTTCAAACTGTTCGTCATTGGCTTCGACCACCTTTTTCACGTCTGCAAATGCAGACTCGAAACTGATGGCCGCGCCTGCGGTCGCTTCCAGACCGCGAGTGACCCCTAAATAACCAGCGCCGAGCGCGACCGCCTGCCCGATCAAACCGCGCATCGGCGCAATGGCCGAAGCGGATTGCGCCCGCAGGCCATCCAGCGCCCGGCCAATATGCCTTGCGGTGGCCGTCGCATCATCGATCAGCGATATGCGGAGGCTGCTTTGCTGGACACCCATGGTCACTCTCTCATGATTTTTCGGAATTCCTTGGCAGTCTCGAAGTAAGCCAGGAGTTTACGGGGTGGCCACCGCTCAATCACGTTGAGCGGTGTGTGCGTTGTGTTGGCGACGTAAACGGCGACTATTCGCCAGTCGTGGTCTTCTGGTCGTTTCCCAGAAGCGGCTTTGTCTTGGTGACGATAGCCTTGAAATCGCTGCCCTTGATCTTCTTGAAGGCAGGCAACGGGACCTCAGAAATCAGGGCCAGCAGCGTGACCAGTCGGGCAATGTCCGAAGTGACTTCGTCGGCCAAGATGAGGTCACCGACCTCCGGTTCGCGGAAGGTCAGTTCGGTATAGGTCTTGCCCTCAAGATCGACCGGCTTGGCGAGCGTTATAGAAATTGCGTCCATGGTATCACCTGAAAAAATGGCCCGCAGAACGCGGGCCGGATTGGAAGGATTGGGGAGCGAAGGAAGCGCTAGCCGTTACAGGAGCAGGGCGTTGCGAATATCGCCGAACTGCGAGACGCCGCCGACTTTGAAATCAAAATCGTCCATCTCGTAGATTTGCTCGCCGTCGATTTCGAGCTTGTAATAGTTCACGTCGACTCCGTAGTCGTTTTCGGAAAGCTCGCCTGCCTTCCACGTCCCGGCGTCCGGCTTGTACACCCTGCCGCGAATGGTCATCACGGCGCTATGCGTGGTGCCATCTTCGTCCACCAGCGCCCCGGTGATCATGAAGGGCGTTTCCTCGCCGATCTTGATGCCGTGCAGCTTCAGAATCTGTGGGTCCACACCCGGCATCTTGAAGCTGAATTCCAGCGCGTTGTAACCGAGATGGACCTTGCGGGCCTTGATCATCCCGGCATTGCGGACATCCTCGCGGACGGCTTCGGGAACCGGCGGCGTGATATCGCCGATCTGCCCGAGCTTGCTTTGACGGTCCGCCCACAGCATGCAGTTCCGCAGGATGTAGGCGGGGAGGGTTTTTTGCGCCATGTGAAAAGCTCCTTACGCGGCGACCGAGAGCGCGCCGATTTCGATTGCCCCGTTCACCTCGTCAATCAACAACTGATACCGGACGATGTTGCGGTGGGTGGTGATGTGGATTTGCTCCATGAGGCCAACCGGCTCGAATTCGACCCCAAGCAGGGTCTTGCCGTTGACCATCAAGGTCGGGTCGTTCTGGTCGGACAGCCAGACGCTGCCGCCGAGAATGTCTTCGTTCTTCGTGAAGACACGCATTGCGGCGTTGCCGTCTTCGATGAGCATCTTGAAATTGCCCTTCGTGGTCTTGCGATCCACGTAGAGGAAATAGAGGTCTTCAAGAGACTCGTTGATCATGTCGGCGGTTGCGCGCACGCTGTCGAACTGCCACAGCGGATCATCAATCGCGAGACGGCTACCCCACGTCCTGAAACCGCCACGCTCATTGATGATCGTGGCGACCTGATTTTCGTTCAGGTAGTTGCTGTCATCAGGATAGGAGATCGTCCGGGCTACACCGTCGATGGTGCGAATGATCTTGTTCGACACCGACCCGGAGAACCCTTCTGCAGACGCCACGACACGGGCGCGGACGCCTGCGAAGACAGCGGCAACAGGCTTCGTCACCGGGACGCCGTTGACGTTCTTGATCACCTTCGGATCGATGATGAGGATGCGCCCGCCGTTAACGGTCTGGCGGAAACGCACGGCTTCGGCGTCAGTCGTGTTCGGACCCGAGATGTAGGCGCGAGCGCGGATTTTCGGAGTGACGGCATTGAGTGCCGAAACAAAGGGGTTCGCCACGTCGCCGACATTCGCGGTGGCAGTCGGCAGCACCTTGCCAGCATCAGCCCCGCCGCCCGTGAAGGTCAGGACGGGCGCTTGCGACATTTTCTTGCCGGGCGCAACGACCTTGACGGAAACAACCTTGTCGGCGTCGGCCCCGGTTCCCATCACGGCCTCCAGCGTCGGCAATACCTTGCCGGGGTCATTGCCGCCGCCAGTTGCTGTCACGACCGGCGCTTCCGTCAGGTTATCGCCCTGCGAGGTCAGCGACACCGAAACCACGCCGTCCTCAATCCACGCGCCGGTATCTCCGGCGGTGATGATGACACGCGGCTGGTAGCCGGTCAGGGCCTTGGCGCGGAGTGCGGAATAGATGCCGGTCCGCGCCACAGGATCGCCGATCAGGTTGTTTTGCAGCGTCGCCGGGTCGGCACTGTCGGGGACACGGTTGACGATGCACCAAGAGCCGCCTTCATCGAAAATGGTCGTAAGGTCTTGCAGCAGCGTTCCCGCCGCGCCGAGCGCTGTTGCTGCCGTCAGGGACCGAACCATGGTCGGATAGTCGAGAGGAAAGGCGGCGGGGTCCGCGTCCGGCGCGATGCCGTTGACGAAGGTAATGCCGCTGCGGGTCACGCGTGCGATTGCCGGAGTGTCGGCGCTTTCGACAAGCTTGACGCCATGATAATAGGACAGGTCAACCATTCGGCTGGTCTCCGTTGAAGGTTCCAAGTTTTGAAGGAAGTTCCGGCTAAGGCCGGAGATGAGGAAGCACCTCGCCGGTTCGGGCGAGGCGGCGAAGCGTCACGGCCAATAGGCCGGGTTGGTCGCGAAATCCGCAGGGATCGGAGCCGTATCTTTCAGCGCGCGAGCGGCGAAGATATGGGCCTGCTTATGACCTAACGCCGCGTAGCCGAAGCGCATTACGGTCTGAGCATCCATCGTGTGCGTCGTGTTGTCGGCTGCGATCCATCTGAATTCAGCCGGGGCGTTAGGGTCGAGAAGACGCTGCCAACCGAAATCGCCCGGCGCTGCGCCCATAGCTACTGCGTCAGTTGCTGCTTTCTGCGCCCCTGCAATGTTTTCCCGGTCTTCCGGGCGGGACTGGTAAAGAACGCCATCGAATTCGAAACCCGCATCAATGCGGCGGTCTCGCTCAATATCAACGTCAAGCGCGTTTACACCGCGAAGTAAGACGAGATCGGTGGCGTAGGTGGTCGCCAGTGCCTCGATTTCGGCGGGGGTTGGTTTCTCGCCCGCCAAATCCCATTTAACGATGATGGCCGTACTGGTCCTGTCTGGACTGTTCGGCTTCACCTTGTGGGCGCACCAGAAGTCAACGCCATGGATTGCCGCAGGATGAAGCTTGCGGACAAGGAATGCCAGTTCGTCCGATGACAGATCGTAGGGCAAATCATCGGTGCTATACGGATCGCTCATCAGTTATTCCTCAACAGTTCGGCACGCAAATTGATGACATTCGTACCGTTCGAACTGCGCAGACCTACGAGTACGTATGGTGCCGGAGCGTCGGTAGTGCGAGCGTTGTAATTCGGGTCAATTGATCCAAATTCCCATATGCCGCCCTCGCGCTGGACGCGTGCGCCACGGTCCGCGAAACGCTCACTAAGCCAGCCGTAAGCCGAAGTCCAAACGTGTCCATCATTGCGAATTCGGAACCGATGCGTTCCGTTATGAAACACGTCGAATTCGTTGTTGTTTGGCTGCGCGATTATCCGCCAGTTGAAATCACCGCCATAGCCGTTCGGCGAAAAGTCGATAAGGCATGCGGCGTTTGCGGCGGACCGCATTTCGAGTATGGCCGCGTCGGCTGAGGGCTGGATCGTAACCGAGCCATTGATAACACCACCGACAAGCCGCAGATAACGACCATCAAACAAGGCCGTCAGTGCAGCCTTGATGTTTCCCCATGTCCATCGGAACATCGTGGACGCACCAGACTTCACGCCAGCCAAGGTATCGCCGTCATCGGGCGTTGTGAGGCCGTTCGCCCCGGCAATGGCTGCGCCCACCGTAGCGGTCGTGGTCAATGCCGGAAGGTTAGCCAACGGCACCTTGCCGTCAACGCCGAGCGGTGCCACGCCCTCCGGCTGGTCTCGCTGGTCGTTGCGCATATAGTCTGAAAGACTGTTCTGGACGCCCTGCAAGCCTGCGGCTGTCGCGTAATATTCAGGTAGCTGCCCGCCGAATTTCAGAGTATCGGGAGCTTTGCCGCCAACGATAATCTGGTCAATCTGCTCTTGTGCCAAAGTGATTTTGGTTTGCAGACTGGCGATCTGCGGTGCAACGTTGACTTGGATGTAATCGAGCGACGCCTGAATGCCTTCCGCTTTCAGGCTTTCGAATGATGCTTCCAGTTCCTCGCGAGCGGTCAGCCGAGCGTGAAGGTCGGCCATGGTGGTATTCCACAATAGCCGATCAATAAGAGTTTTCGGCCAAGACGGAAGCTGATAGCCGCTAGACCTGTCTGACATAGTCAAGCACCTCCTCACCTTCCTGCGCAATGATCGCTGCAACCAGCGATCCGCTCATGTTGATTATGTTCAAGGGGTAGTAGGTGAAACGTCCCCATTTCACGATGCGCGACAGCTTCACATCGTAGGATTTTTCCGGGTCGATCTTAAAAGCCATGGGAACCCCTAAAGTGCTGCAATGAACGCGTCCTGCACGAACGGCACGGACACGACATTATTGGTGGTGGCGGCAGGGCGCATGCGGGCGGCTGTGGCCGACGCGCCCAGCACGTAGGTTGAAAGATAGGTGCGGCGCGCAGGCATCTGCGGGTCAACCGTGATTTCAGTGGTGCTAGGATTGACAACCGTATTGCCCACCATGATGGCGGGCGTGAACGTGTGGCGGTCAGGATCGAAGGAATCCAGCGTGTATTGCGTCTGAATGCTGGTTGTCGCAAACCCGAACGGAAAGCTTTTACTCACCGCCCGCATGCTATTGCGGTTGCGGGCAACACGGGAAATCGCTTTCTGGTCAAGCTGGATCATCGGCTGCAAATCAGCCGTACCCATCATGACCATGCGCAATTCCACCGAGGCCGGAAGGCCAACAAGCGGGTTCGTCGCCGGGTCGCCGTCATCCAGTTCCGTCCAGACGGTCGAACCGGAGGGCCGGATTTCCCAACCGAGCGTGCAGCCGCCCGGCACCCACCCGGCAAACAACATGTCGATTTGCGTCATGCCGTCCGCGAGGTTCAAGGCCTGCATCGGAATGACCGTGCGCGGGCTGCGATAACGGGCGGCATTCAGCCGGAAGCAAATATCTGTTTCCGTCGATCCCTGCGCGAATGCGCCGTCTGTCGTCAGGAACTGCGTGCCGCCCGTGTACTTGTTCGACCCGGAGATATGCAGCGCATGCGCGCCAGTCGTCACCGTGACGAAGGCATAACGCTTGCCGCTTTCCAGCAGCGTGATTGGAAGCTCCACCTTGTTCCAGCCAACCACAAGATTGGCATGGTCCAGTTTGCCCTGCGCAAGCACGGCATCGAAACGCGGCATGCCGCCGGTCGTGGTTTCCACGATGAACACATGCACATCGCCATCCGCTCCAACGCGAGCAAATGACAGATCAAGACTCGTGACCTGCATCGGCTGCGCCACAAGGAAGGATTGGCCGTAGATGGAGCCGTTAATGCCCACCTCTTCGGTCACATACTCCCAATAGGGCTCGCTGTAGATTTCATAACGAACCTGCTGGACACCGTAGGTCTGATGGCCGGGACCATAGTTAGCGCCAACGTAAACGACCTGAAAAACTTCATCGCCCACATTGAGCATCTGACCCACCCTGGAATCACCGCCAAGGCCCGACCAGCCTGCCGCATTCTCGCACGCGTGCATGGTCGGCCCGTAGGTGATACGGATGCGGGACGCCTCCTTACGGACAAGCGTGGTTTCGGTATGCACCAACTGCGAGATATTCAGTGTGCCATCCAGCGACGTGTTTGCAATGCGCGTCACCTCGTCAAAGGCAGGCACCATGCGGCGACCGCGAAATACAATCTTCGGATCATCTTCCGCCTGCACTTCAAGGCGGGCCTGACCTTCGGCGGCGAACCCGAAACGAATGCCCTCTTCAATCCGCGCTAGCCAGTCCACATGCGCCATGTCCCAACGGTCGGGAATAAGGCCGTCATCGAACACATAGGCGCGCGCCTCGTCAGGCAGATCGACTTTGAGCCGGGCCGCGCCGATATCACGTTGCATCTGGCGAATGATGACCGGACGCGGGATTTCGGTAAGCTTGCCCTGAATATTGACGATCTGCGTTTCAATCGTCTCGGTCCTCATGAAGAGGCCGTCCAGATCGACTTCCAGCGCGGTCACGCGGCCTTCGACTTCGTAGAGGGTTTTCACACGGTCGCTGTTGCCCGGCTCGATGGCATTGGCATCAATACCCGAAGAGGTCAGCAAAACGTAGGCAATGCATGCATCCGTGGAGGCTACCACCGGCTTGACCGGAACCGGGTTAGCTTCGCCTGCCTGCACAATCAATTCGACAACCCGGCGGATAGTCTTGGGCGTGGTGCGGCTGACGATGATGCTGGTTTCAGGATCATCGGATGTTTCAAACGGCCGCATTGCCGTGTCCGTCACCTCCTTTCCGCGCAGCAGGATCGCAACCCAACGCTGGTCGGAAGCTGCCGCCGGGATATAAATCTGGAGGTTCATATCGTTCGGCGCTTCCTGCGCATAAACGATTTCCCCGGCGACATAGCGGCCAGCCGAAACCGTGATTTCCTGCGCCGATTTACGCGCGACGGTAAAAGCGGCCCAATGGGCGGGATAGCCGATAGCATCCAGCCAAAGACCATCCGTCGCGGCCTGCGCCTGCAAACCGATGGCTTCGAAATCCGCATGATCGGCGATTTCAGCTTCTGCAAAGGAAGTGCGCTGCATGTGTCGTTACCCTCAATCCAGCCGCTTGCGATCCATGTAACCGCCGATGGCATGGCTTCCGTCGATGAAAATGTTGTCGTTAAAGGTGATGCCGCGCCGCCATGCGAAGGAAACCGAATAGAGCGTTTCCGGCGTCTTGGCGGTCGTCATGGCGCGCTTGGCGCGGCGGATGGGTTCGAGGTTGATGGCCGTCATCGCCGCTCGCCCGAAGGCGCTGCGGCCTATCTGAAAGCGGTTCTTCGGCGCTGTCAGCGTGACGCGGATAAGGTAATGCGCGACATAGGGCTGATGCGCTATTGGCGTTCGGCCAATCACCGCCCGCCCGAAGGTGAAGCGGTTCGGATGGGCGATGCGGTCCACAATTTCCGCATCAACGAAGGCAAGGTAGCGTTTCAGCCCGACAAGCGTGCCTTTCAAAGCCGCCAAGGGAGACGCGGGATAGAGCGTGGAAACCCCGGCACACTGTGCAATCATTTCCCGCTTGCGCTCTTCTGTCCAATCATCAAACCAGAGATCGACCGAATGATGCACGGCCAGCCACGGCAGAAACCGTGCGGGCGTCTGGTAGGGGTCCATCAGAACCGCGTAAGGTATCGGCAGTTCATCCGACATACCGGCGGCAAGCGCCTTTTCGAATGGCTCCGCCGATGACGGCAGCAACACACCTACATCGCTCATGCCCGCACCTCGACAGCGATGTTAAGGCTGGCCATGACTGGCACCTTGTAGGCGTCAGGCTGGATGACGACAGGTGCGAGGTCGCGCACCCTGATAACGCCGTCCCCAAACGCCGCCCCCGAAAACAGCGCTTCGGGGATTTCGCCGCCGATCAGGATGCGGGCGGTCGCCGCTGCGGTGACACGCTTTTCCGCTTCCTGCCGGACGATATCCGCAGACGGCCCAACGGCCGGAATTTCGAGGACAAGCGAGACCGCATATTCCGTCCGCCCGGCGGCCATGACCGAGATAGCCACAGCTTCCGGCGCACGGTTCGGGTTCGTTACCGACGCCCGGACTGTATCCAGCTCCAAGGCAGTCGGAAGCCTGCCCATCGGACCGATGACAACAACATCCGTGTCACCGCGACGGCCATGGACAGCCCGGCCATTCACCCGCGCATCCCAAAGCCCAAGGGCCTTGTCAGCAGATTGCGGCCAAGCCGTCCACGCATCATAAAGGTAGCGACCGGCAGAACCGGCGGACGGCAGATCGTAGGACAGCAGATAACGACGCAACAGTGCGTCATCGCCCTCCATGATCGCCGCCGCATTCGCTGTTGCGGGAACCACAGTCAGGCGGAGAATGTTCCGGTTTGCGGCGATGGCATCCAGATTGGACCCCTTCGCATATGCCGCCAGAAGCGAACGGAAAGTGTCATTGACGTTCTGGCGGTCCAGAAGGCGCAGGTATGACCACGCTTCACCGACGACGCCCGCCGGGTCCGTTTCGAGATCCTGCACGTCATATTCCGGTAGCGACGGATCGACCGCCCGTAGCGTGTTCCAGAACGCGAGGAAGCGCACCTTGAATTCGCTGTACAGCGTCTCGAAATCCAGCGGGCTAATCGCGTCGGGCAACGGCAGGCGGGAAACATCAATCGTCGTCGGTGCGTAAATCGCCATGGTCATTTGCCCGGATAAATGACGCGGACGGTGGCGCTCTCCGCAATGGAGTAATCGCCACGATGGCCGCGAGGGTAATAGGTGCCGAAGATATCGAGCGCGATGACGCCACCGGCATCCGCTTCGGTTACGCGCCCGGCAGTCATGCGGAAGCGCGGTTCCCATTCAAGGATTGCGGTTGCGGCGGCAGAGTAGAGCGCAAGCACGTTCCGCCGCGTCATCTTGCTGTCGATGAAATCAGGAACATTGCTGCCGAAGGTCCGCCGCATGACGCGGGAGCCTTTCGGCGTTTTCAGGATTTTGCGGATTGATTGCTGCGTATGCGGCCAATCATTCAGCGGTGCGCCGGTCTGGCCGTTTACGCCGGTTGAGCTTGCCATGGGCGCTATCCTCTTTTTCAGGGAAAACGACATTGCCGAAGGGCGGCGCAAGCTCGCGGGCTTCGTCGTCGGTCAGGGAGATGGTTTCGCCAGCCGACCGCCAGCGCCCGGCGATTTCGCAGCCGGTTCGAACCTTGTAATTTTTCATGGGCGTTCCTCAGTCCACCGCGAAGACGTGTTCCGAGCCTTCGACAATCGGCCACTTGCCCGATGAAGAACCGGACATGACATGTACAAGGTCGCCGATCCGGGCAACGCGCTTGCCGCCGTTACCGCCAAGCTGCACGTTTGGCGATTCAACAATTACCTTCGGCGACGTGACTTTCGTCTGTTCCGCCGATGCTTCAATAACGGTGTCGCCGATCTTGATATGAAACGGCGTGTCGCTGTTTTCGCGGGCGTTGTCGTCGCTGTAGGTGGAAAAATCTATCTGCGCATCGGTCATGTCGCCGTTTTCGGAAACAACATCCACCTGTTCGCCGACGCTGTAGAGGACATCCACCTTGACGCCACCGGCAGCAAGCGTCCGCGCCTTGATCCATGGCGTCAGGTACGGCTTTCCCGCCTGTTCCGACAGCTTGACGCGGTACTTGGATTTGTCGTCACTGACTTCGGCAATCGTACCCTTGCGCCGCCGGTTGCGGTTCCGGCGCTCAAGTTCGGCTATGCGAACATAAAGGTCTGTGATCTGGTCCACCAAACTGGCCATCAGGGCGATCCCTCGTAAGGCGTGATCAACATGGCGTCGGCCTCGTCATGAATAAGACCGTATCGCCGCATGGCGGTCTGCAATTCGCTGGCGTTGCCGGACAACTGCGCACGAATAAGAGCAATCTTTTCGGCCATGGAAGGATCATTCGGAACAAGGTCGCTTTCGCATTTGGCGAGGAACTTGGCGAACGCCGAATCCGGGTTGAGCGGGACACCGCGTAACGGTTCGGCGACCATGCTCGCGGTGATTTTCAGTTGGTGCGCGGCAAGCCGCATACCGTTGGTATCACCACTGATGCGCGACCGTGTGGCCGATTGAAACGACTGGCAAAGAGAGCGGAAGATTTCCGCCCATTCATTGTCCGAGTCACACAGGGCATCGCCGGTTTGCCGAAGCGCCAAGTCAAGATGAAACTCGAACGTTGCATCCGTCGCGGGCATGCCGAGAATAACGCTTTCATCCGTTTCGGTATCGGTAACCGCGTGCGCCGTAGTCACGCCAGCCTCAAAAACGATATCGAGTTGCCCCGGCGAGGCCAGCGAACGAAGCTCCAAACCCTCAGTGAGCTTCGAGCCGTCAGTGTAGACAGAGATAAATGGCTTATCCTTGTCCGTTCGCAAAGAGCCATCGGCGGCGATATCGAGCACGCCAATTTCGCTATCCAGCACGTTTTCGCCAACGACCGTGTTGCCTTTGGTCGCCTCCACGGCGGAGATGCGAGCGGCAAAGCGAATAAAGGACATGGAGGCTCCTAAATCTCTTTCAGGGCGACAGCGATAAGGTTGCTGTGCCGGTCGCTGACGAAATCAACCGACCAAGCCGGATCGCCAGCCCGATCCATCGCACGCACCCGGTCACCGGATTGAAGCGCCGGGCCTTCGTATGTCGAGCGGTCAATGAACAGAACGGCATCCGCCGCAGCGAACCGAACGCGATGAGGGCCGCTAACGGCATTGCCTGCCGGTCGCGTTGTGTCGTCTTCCGTGTGCAGGGCTTCGCAGCGGATGACGATCTGCGGGCGGTCCGGGTCCGCCCTGCCGTTAGCCATGAACGACAGGCGGACCGTCTCGCCAAAAGCGCCGCCAACCTTCCGGTCAACGGCAGCTTCCAGTTTTCGCCAGTCCACCATCTTACTGATGCAAGATGAGGTCGCCAGTCGCCGACGGATTGGCGGCGACGGCGGCGGCGTAACCGACCTTGGTGTTTGCGCCAGCATTATCGGCGGTGGTCAGCTTGGCACCGTCCCAATAAAGAAGTGCGCCTTCGGTCCATGCCTGCGCATTCGTTTTGGGCAGGGTAAAGACGCCTTCTCGGGCGATGTTAACGCGCTGGCCAGCCTTGGCGGAAAACTGCGCCACGCCGAACAGCTTGCCGACAAGAACGCCGTCGCCGGAATTGACATCGGCAGGCGCGGTGACTTCCACCGTATCGGCGGGGCCTCGATAATTTTTCATGGTGATCTTCCTTGCGATCAACGTGACGAAGAAAGGGAGAGCCGGGCGGCTCCCCCAACGAAGTCAGGCAGGCGGCTTACGCTTGGCCGGGGTTGTGATAGCCGAAGCGGAAATCGGTCGCGCCGCAACCGAAGTCGTGTTCCACCGACATGCTGAAACCCTGCGAGCCGAAGGGTTCGTCCATGCGAACGCGCGGAGCCTCGTAACCTTCGAGGTAACCCCAACGGTAATTGGAGCCGGTCGAAGGATCGGCGAAGAGGTCCCAGGAATTGTCCGCGATCTGCGACGTTTCCACCAGTTCGAACTTGCCGGAGAAAATATTGACCGTGGAAACCGTGGCGGGCGTGATGGAAGCCAGCAGCTTTTCCGCATCGGTCAACTGGTTCGGGCCGACCAGCATGATACGCGCCGGGTTCGCGAGCAACGGCTTGCCATCCAAGGAGGTTTGCCGACCCATCGACTTGCGGCCTTCGCCGACGCTATCGACAGTAATCGCAGAACCAGCAGCAGCAAGGTTCTTATGGTCAGCATGGAAGACGGTTTTGCCGTCCGCAAGCTTGCCGTTGTACGCACCGCCGTAGAAGGTGACTTCTTCGAACAGGGCTACCGAAGCGCCGTAGCTCGTCAGCAGTTCGGCGATGGCGCCAAGATCGTCATTGATGAGCATCTGGCGGCTGATATTCAGGGCGATGGCGTAGCTGAAAGCCTGCACGGCTTCCTTGCCTTCGCCGAACGAACCGAACTTGATCTTGCCGTTTTCCAGAATCTTTTCCAGCATCGGGAAATCGCCGGTCTTGACGATCGTATCCGGGCGGAAGTCGCGGAAATTCTTCTTGCGGGCGAAACGCTTGAAAGTCGGCTGCGCCAGCGCGTAGCGCTGTTCCAGCGTGCGATTGACAGCGCCTTCAAAAATCACCGGGAAATCCGAAGTCGAATGCGCGGCACGGCTGAAGATGTTGTCGATATCGCGGGCATTCAGCATGCGGCGACCGTGGAAATTCACGCAGTCGGCAGCGATATCGACCAGACCTTGGCCCATATACTGCCGAGCGGCGGCGGACGGACCGGCCTGCGGGACCGGCGCGCCGAGACCATAAGCAAGCGCTTCGACACGGGCCGAACGGAGGGTATCGGCTTCGTCGTTGCCAACATGGACGCGAACGCGACTGTCGGTCGGGGTGGAGCGCTCATTGGTCACCAAGTGATCCAGAAGCAGGCCCCGGAAGCTTTCCAGAGAAGTGCCGGAACGGATATGGTCACGCGCGAAGTCAGGGAAACCCGCACGCGCCGCCAGATCATCGATAGTCGTCACGCGCTCGCGTTCGGCCCGCTCCGCGTTCTGCGCAACCGCCTGCGGGCTGGTATTGACTGGCGTGGGAGCCGGACCGCCGCGCTCCGCAGTTTCGAGCGTTGCAATCCCGGCGCGGACGCCATCCAGTTCCGCAAGAATGTCCGAATGCTCTTTTTCGATGGCGCGGGCAGCTTCATCGGAAAGACCTTCCACCAGTTCCTTGCGCTTGTTTTCGGCGCGCGTCGTCAGGTCGGCGGCGGTCGCCCGCAGGGCCAGCAGTGCCGGGGTGGCCTGATAGACATGATCCAGCATGCCGCGCGTCTGCACGAATGCATCGTGACCGATCAGCGAGGCCGCGTGGGAAGGGTCGGCGGAAAGAATGGTGAAGGCCAGACCGAAGCAGACGATTGCGGCGACGGTCGCGAAAACATATGCAGCCTTTTTCATGGCGTGCGGTTCCTTTTGTATTACCGGGCAGGACAAGCGCCGTCGCCCTGCATCCCCGGTGGAAGTCAGGCGGCGAACTGAAAAAATTGGAATGAGTGTCAGCCGAAGCGGCGGGCCTCTTCGGCCATACGCATGCGGGCGGCACGAAGGCCGTGACCGGCGGCAGACTGGATAGAGAGCGGGAAGGTGGCTTCGCTGGACCGGACCTGCGCGCCGGGATCGGCGGGAACAGTGACAAAAGAAATCTCGTTTGGCGTCCAGCGCTCCACGAAAATCTTTTCGACCTCGCCTTTCTTGGCCGCTTCCTCCACCCGGATTTTATCGATGGAGTATCCTACCGACACATTCTTGATGATCTTGTCAGAGACCAGCCCGAACATGCGGTCGGCGGCAAGATCAATCCCGGCCTTCGGGAAACGGATGGTCGCCCATCCTTCGCCCTTTTCGATCCATGCCCGTTCAACAACAGCGATCTGCGAAAAGGTGGACCACCGGGAATGGCTGTCCAGAACCGGCGCACCCAAATTCATACGCGTGAGGTCCAGCGCCCGTTCGCTGACGACAAGGATTTCATCGAACGGGACAGCCGTGTCCCATCCGGTATAGCGCAGGCGGCGCACCGCCGCGCCGGTCGTGAATACCAGCGTCACGGTGCGCGCCTCTTCATCGATAGAACCGATATTGAGGTCTTGCCCGCGAACCTGCATCGGCAGGGACGCAGGGGCTTTGCGCAGTTCAAGTTTCGTCATCGTCGGGTTCCTTGTCGTCTTCCGACTTGTCGTCGGGCGGGTCGTCTGTTTCGTCCCGCTGCTGCACCTGCCCGGCCTGAGACATCCGCCGGGGGTCGCTGTCGAGAACAAGCTTGCGCTTGTCGATCTTGGCCGCGTCGGACGCGATTTCGTCCAGCACGTCATCCGGGTTTTCACCCATCTCGGCGATAACGCTGGACAGCGAGCGGAAGCCCGAGCGAACTTCCTTGATGCGGGCGTTCACGTCTTTGAGCGGATCGGCGGAATAGAAGCGCGGCGGCGACCATTCCACGGGAACCTTGGGCGTCTTGATGATGCCAGCGAAGTAAGCCGCTTCGCAGAACCAGTCCCAAATAGGCTGCAACAGCATCGGAATGATGATGAGCCATTGAACGGCGGAGATCGTCCGGCGGAAGCCTTCAAGCCCAACCTTGCTGGACGAATAGTTCACCTTGTCGAGCCGACCGGACAGGATCGCATGAGGAACGCGCCAACCTGCGGCAATAGTGTGCAGCATCGAGTTCTTGTACGGATCGTAGCTGTCCGTCACTGCCGGTTGCGAGAACTCTATGCCCCGCCCGCCAACAGCATTATAGAACATGCCCGGCTCGAATTTTTCGACACGCCTGCCGTTCACGTCATAGATGCCGGGCTTCGTCGGCTGGCTATCCGCCATCGGCATGCCAAGCTGGTCGGCTTCGTCGCCGCCAGTCATCACGCCGACAATACAGGCTTCCAGCCGCTTGCGCGTCAATTCCGATTGTTCATAAGACGCCAGATCGTAGGTATCGACCATTGCTGGCGCGCCCCACGGTGCGCCCATCACCTGCGTCCGCTGCTTTTCGAAAGCATGGGCAATATCGGACGCCGGAACCGGCTTCGAAACAATCGTGGACTTCGGGTCAAAGAAGCTGTTGCCGGGATGCGAACCGAACATCCAATAGGCGCGCTTCCTACCGATGGCGTCAAATTCGATGCCTTGGATGATCTTGCCACCATCGGAAAGTACACCTTCCTTGGTGGTGTCGATCAGGTCCGATTCCAGCACCTGTATTTGCAGCGGGACCGGCAGGCCATCTTCCAGCCTGCGGCGGCGGCGACGGATCAGACCGTTACCGCTCTCAAACATTTCGCGGCCAGCGAGGTTGATACAGCCGTTGAAATCAAGATCGCCGTCCGCATCGCAAACCTTGCTCCACTCCGCAAAAAGCTTGTTGAGCTTTTTATTCTTAGAACGGGGAATGATGCCGTCACCGATAGAGTGGGTGACAAGTTCATGGATGGCCTTGGCAGCATAAGGATTGTTTCGGGCCAGATCACGCATGCGGTCCCGAAGCGCCCGACCGGCGCGCGCAATCTCTGCGTCCGCCGATGTTGATGGTGCGCGCCTGCCGGATTTCAGGCGGCTGGTTTCTGCACCAGCATATGCGCGTGACATGACGGCCAGCGCGGCGCGGTGCTTTACCCGCCGAAGACCAGCTTCGGGCGAGAAATAACCAATGGTCCGGTCAAGAATGGTCGCGAGGCCCATCAGTCGAGCGCCGCGTAGATGGTACGGGAGCCGCCCGACCGGGTGGATTTCAGGGCGGCGAGTGCCTCCCTCATGTCTTTGAGAGAGTGATATTCCACCTCGCGGCGCGTGCCGCCAGAGTGGAATATCACCTTTCGCGCGCCCATTGCGATTGCATCTTCAAGCGCAGCAATTTGATCGTCTGTAGTCGCCATTATGCAAGCCACTCCGGTTTCGCGATTTCTTGTGTGTAGGTGGCGACCGCCGGTTCCGGCGGTGTCGAAAGCTCGCCCTCGCGGTGCGCCCAATTGGCATTGACCATCTGGCGGGCGGCGAAGGCATAAACGGTGCAGTCAAGCGCCTCGTGGCGTCGGCCCGGTATCGGGACGAACTGGCGGCTTGGCTGGCCGCGCAAATAGCGGACTTCCATCTTTTCGCCCGCAAGCTGCTCGTACCAGACATCCGGCAGGTCTTTCGAAAACCGGATGGACTTGGGCCGGGTCAGCCTGCCGAAAATATGGCTCTTGATGCCGTCCACGCCGACGATGAAAAGGCGTCCGCCCTTCACGTTCGTTTTTGAGCGCTCAATCCATGGCCGGTTGCCCGCAGCGCCCTTGATCGCCAGAACACGGCGATTGAAGCGCGGGAACGCGAAGCGATAGACCGTTTCCATGGTCTCGCCGTCCGAGCTATCGACGCAAACAGCATCGACCTTGATCCTGCCGCCAAGCGGATGGTCCCATTGCGTCGTCAGGGCAACGTCCAGTTCGGCCCATGTGGTATGGTCGTCATAGCGACCCCAAACAACGGTATGGCCGAGAACATACGGGATGCCCTCTTTGTCCCAACCGACGAAGGTTGCTTCCAGACGGTCATCCTGCACGTCCACGCCGACCGTGATAATCAGCACTTGGACCGGGATATTTTCCAGCCCGAAATCTTCGGCGCGGCCTGCAAGCTCGATATCGTCCAGTTCGTCGCCGTCCTCTTTCCATCCTTGGGCAAGGATGGTGTTGACGAAGGTTTGCAGCGTCGAAGGGTCGTTTTTGACGGCGACAAACTCTTTCGCCAAACGCCCCCAGGAGGCGTTAGGCAGAAGAGAAATCAGGGCGTTCATGCGGAATCCGGCATGGTCCTTGATTTCGGGCCGCAGAGCGCGCCAAGCGCCATCACCAACCATTCCCGGCTTGTGCCGCTCTTCAATCTCGCGGTCACATGACGGGCAAACATAGACGGCTTTTTCGGGCTGGCCTTCCGGCCAGCGGATATGCTCCCATCCGATTTCGTGGAACGACCCGCACTTGAAGCACGGCACTTCGAAAATCCGCTTGTCCGATTGCTCGTAGGCCCGCAACACATGGCTGGTCGCCTCGTAAACAGGCGTTGAACCCATGACAATCTTGCGGTCCGCAAAAGACAGCGTGCGGCGCTCCGCCAGCAGGATCGGCGACCCTTCCTTCGTCGCGTCCATGCCATCCGCTTCGTCAATGAAGAGGATGCGGACATTGTGACGGCGCAGGTTACGCGGTGCCTTGGCGGCAATGACTTTCAGGAAGCCGCCGGGAAAGCGACGGGCAAGAAGGGTGTTGCGTCCGCCTTCGCTGGTATCGCCGGTCAAAAGACCGCGAAGCGCTGGCGAGGCATCGAAAATCGGTTCCACGTCCGAAACCATATAGTCGCGGCAGTCGGCTTCTGTCGGCAGAAGCGAAAGGATCGGCGACGGGTCGTTTGAACAGAAGCTGGCCATGGCGCTCGTCAGCAGCGTCGTGAAGCCAACGCGAACCGGCTTGACCAGCGTGACACGCTCGATTGCACTATCACCAATGGCATCGGCAATTTCGCGCTGCGGAGGCCAGAGGCGAACCTTGCCGGTCAGCGATGAAACGCCTTCCGGCAGATGGACGGTTTGTTCAATCCATTCCGACAACCGGAGTTTCGGCGGCGGCAACAGGCTGTCCCATACCGCTTGCCGCAATGTCGCCAGCGCCGTTGTCATCGTCCTCGTCACCAAGTTCGGAAAGCGCCGACCGGATTTCTTGGCCGATCAGGTCAACATCGTAAGTCGTGAGGTGCGGCAGCATCTGCCGACAGCGCGAAGGCACCGATAGAACCGCATTGCGGATGCGGCGGCCTATCGAAACCCATTCGTTCCGCACGTCCGTTTTCGAAACCAGTTCGCCGCGCATGGCCGCGTTTTTCATGGCCGTCTGGTCGGCCTGCTCACGCGCCAGTCGGGCGCGTTCGGCGGTCAGAACATCCGCGCCGTCACCGCCGCGACCGGCGGCGACACCACGCAAATGCTCGCAATAAAGCTGGATGGACTGGCGAAGATCGAAGCGATTCCGTTCTGTCTTCACCACGATTCCACGCTCTACGAAATCCGATACCGCCCGCTTCGAAACCTTCAGCAGTTCCGCCAGTTCGGACGCGGTGATTTCGATATCGAGCGAGGGCTTATCCGGTTCGGCAGGTGCCGTTTCGGTAAGCAGCGGGAGGCTTTCGCCAGCTTTCGCATGTTTCTTGTGCGATTTTGCCGCGAAACTCGGGCTGACGTTGAACTTTGCCGCTGCCTCCCGAACCGTGTGGCCCTCGTCCATGAAGGCCACGACCTGTTCACGCAACTCGTCAGGATAGCTCTTTGCCATCTGATTCCGATTCCACTGAAAGGGCGGTGGAACCCCCCTATAATTTTCTTCACAGAGCGAAATCCCGCAGTCGCCCACACCCGCTACTTGGCCTCTTTTGGGGGAGGACCCGACCGAGGGGGGGTATGGGGGCGGGTCAAGGTCGGGGGTCGGGGTGGCCCGTCAAGGGACCAGCTTGGCAAGGGCGGCTTCGACCCGCTCTTTCAGCAAGGGCGCTGCTATGCGCTGGAATGCTTCCGCTGTCGCGCCGCTGGTCATTTCCTTCGGGATGAAGACGCCCGAGCGGGCGAAGGTGATCTTCGTGCCGGAGCGGTTGAGCCGGTAGTAGGCATGCCCGTTGAACTGCGACACCGGCTTACGGTCGGGGAACTGTCCACCCCGCAGGAACGCGCCGGGATAGAGCGTCGGCTTTCCAAAGGGTCGCGCCACGACACCGGCTTCGGTTTCCTTCGGGCGCAGATATTTGAGGCGAATGTTGCCGCCCCGCGTGGTCATGTCGTAGACCAACCGGCCCGGCCTTGCGGTTGCCGGATTGCCGATGGCCTTAACGATGGTGGCACGCGGCAATCCGGTCTGTTTCGTCAGTGTGCGAACAACAATAGTTTTCGACCTGTTGCCAACACCGTTGACGATGCGAGGCAGCACGGTCGGAAACTTGGTTTTCAGGGCCACTATCCGGTTGCCGTATTCCGCAAGATTGCGGTCGGCCCATTTCATGGACAGAACAGGCGTCATCAGATTTTTCCGGAAGTTGCCTACACCCTATGCAAACGAAAAAGGCGACCGGGTTAGGGTCGCCTTCGCTCAAGTCCGCCGATGATATAGCTGTCGCACTGGCCTTGAATCGGTCTCTCTGGCGAGAGGGTCAAGGCAGGGTCCGCCCCGGCTTACCAGCGTGGAGGTTTTTGGAACCCCACTCGCCGGTCGAAACCGGCGCGCCTGCACAGGATCAGCAGATCATCCTGCGCTATGCATAGTCACAACTGTTCGAGCAATGCAAGAGGGGCTTCGATGGTCGAAACCTTGCCGAACACGTCCACCGCCACCACAGCGCCGGTAGCAACACGCTCGCCGTCAACGGTCCGATCCTTGCGCAATTTCAGGATGGTGCCGCCGAAACTGGCGAAGGGGCCAAGCACGAAACGAACCTTATCGCCGCGCTTGAACTGTTCGCAGTGCTTCACGTCAGGCGCAGTCTCGTCATCGCCGAAAGCCTTGAAACGATTCATTTCCTCGTCTGATACACGATGAGGGTGAACCATCCCGCCAACGAAGCCCGCGACACCTTCCAGCCGGGCAATACCGCAGACTGCGGCGGGAGAATAGACGATGTTGACCAGTACATATCCCGGCAGAAGAGGACGCGAGACAGCAGGGATAATGCGACCGCGAACGACCGTTTCACCGATGGTTTCGAGCGGGAGAAAAACTTTCACGCCAGCTTTCCGAAGGGCGTCTTCAACAGTTTTTTCCGCCTTATGCTTCGTCTCCACCACGAACCATTCGTGTTTTCCCGGCTGATTCTCCGCCGCCATGGAAAGCATGGTGACGTTGAGTCGCTTCGTGTTCTGCATCTGGTCGAACAGAGACGCGAAACGCGACAGGTCATAAAGCTCCGGGTTGACCGGCTTGCTGGCGGCATAAATCTTCACGTTATGCATCATTGGTGCGTCCCTCGCTGATGGTGGAAAGAAATTTGGAAAGCGCGGCATCAACTGCCGCTTCAAGATCGTCGGCCCCGTCATCGACCGGTGGGAAGTAGACCCATTCGGGCGGATGCTCGATAAAGGGCCAGCCGTTGCGCTCATGCAGGTGCTTCCAAGCCGCGAACAGATCGCTGTCGCGGTGCACCTGCCGGAAGTCCTGCACCAAAGGGAGAAGCGAGAGCGAAGTGTTGAAAGGCTCGCGGCGACGGGCAAGGTCGCGCATGGTGTTGACGAGTGGCCAGCCATTGTCACGGCGCTTTTCGAACAGAAGCTGTTCGCGGGAAATCATGCCCTTGGCGATACGGGTTTCGTCAAAGCTGGTCACATACAACAGGCCGGTCGGCTCTTTCGACAACGCCTCAAAGCGCGTTCCCATCCAGAGCTTGCCGCAAACCTTGGCAATGCCATGGGCGTTGATCGGCTCAGCAAGAACATGTTCCGGCAGGTCGCGCCAATGACGGTTTTTGAGGTAGACCGCTGCGGCCATCAGGTCGGCAGGCTTGGCCCAACGTAGATAGGCGGGCGTCCGCTCCACGCACTCGGTCCGATCTTCCGGGGAAAGAGCGAACCACGCGTTGCGAGCATATTCGATATCGCCCTTTTTCCACGTCGCGAACCACAGCGTGAAAGCGTGCTCTATCTTTTTTCGATCAACCTTTTTCAAAACTCCCTCTTCCGCGCCAGCGGCTGGAGAGTTTTCTGGAATGTTAGTTGGAAGATTCTTATCTTGGTGGAACTCCT